TTCAAATTCCCAAAGTGATAGTTTCCCTTTGATATTCAACCAAGGGTTTGCAAATTGAATGGGATTAGCAAGAACCCAATTATAAACCGGAACTTCAACCATTTTCTTTTCACCTGCAATTTTTCTTTGTACAATTGCTTTATGTTCAGCCCAAACACTTGAATGATTCAAAACACAATCAACTATTTCTACTGATCCGATGATTGCACCGTTTATCAAGTTATCTTGAATTGGCATTTTATGTGGAAGTTTTAAAATTAAGTGCTCTTGTTGAGAGTAGGTTAATAGTCCTTTAACTTCACATTGTTTTCCACTTGCATGAATAAAAACTCTCCCACGATAGTTTGTTGGCCATGTTCTATTTTCAATGTCTTTTACTCCGGAGCATATAAGCCATGCCCATGGCTGTTTTACTGATAGTGTTTTCATCTTCCTTGAAATTTACGTTTTTCAAATTCTTTGTAAACCTGTTCAACATTCTCAACCCTAGTTTCATTCTTCGTTGAAGCATGCTGCATATAACTGAATTCTTCAGCAGAGTTAAGTCTGTGGTTTGAATAGGTTTCAAGCCATCCCAATACAGTTGGACCATCGATTCGATAGATAACTCCGAACCTGCCTACTTTTGCAAACTTGAAGCATAACTTCAAATCATCAATCTTTAGCCAATAGTAAATTTCGATAATGTCATCCGCTAAATCAGCTACTTGAAATTCATCCATGTTCTGACCTGTGTTGTACTGATTGGCTAAATCAACGAGAATGACTACCAAGATAGCCCTTGCTTTTGTTACTCCAAATTCTTTCTTACAGCTGGCAATGGATGGTAAAGTCGAGCTGAACACATCCTCGCATCGTGCAGGGCTAAGAGTTTTGAAGTATTGCTTCGGCCATGTCGCCAAGACCTCTAAGCTTTTCTCTTTTGTCTTCGGGAGAAGTTCTTCGGGTATTCTGTTTGTTTTCTGTATTTCCAAAACTTGTGACGGATTGTATATTGCTATTTCCATTTTTATAAACTTTGTTTAGTGAGATTGCATTTCCGAAAGTTGATTTCCAATTTATATCTGATATTTTACTTTGCTTTTTCTTTTTCCAGCCAGTGGTGGTTGCCCAATAATTCACGCACGCTTTTTCGATTGATTTGAGAATGTCTACGTTTTGGTAGAATGATTCCTGTTGTTTTATCCAATCAGCATCGTTTTGAATTTCCTTGTAAGCATTTCTCAACTCTTCAACATAAACATCGAAATCATTTTTCCAATTTTTTTCACTCTCAATTTTCTCGTCAGAGAGATTGTTTATTGGTTTTAAAGGTTTACTTGTTATATTGTTTTCTTGTTTATCTATACCTACAATGCCGTGGACTTGCTTTTGACTGTGCTTTTGACTATGCCCCAGACTTGCTTTGGACAATGCTTTAGTACTTGCTTTGGTATTTTTTACCAAGGCAATTATATTTGCAGAGTATTGATTTTTGCTTTTTTGAATTACGGAAACAAACCCCCATTCAACTAAATCAGTAAAAGCTTTCGAGTACGTTTTATAGTTCTTAATTCCGATTGCTTCCATTGCCATCTGCATAGGCAGACCAAATTTTTCTTTCCAACCCAAACGATTACAATGGTCAATACAGAAGAAATACAACGCGGTATGATTAGGGTTAACAAGTTCTGTATTTTCATAACAGAAGTCAAACCAATCCCGACTTAGATCGTATCCATTCAATTCCTCTTTTACTTTCATAATTATAAAATCTTAATATAGTAATCATTAAGGGTATCACCAATTTTGATAATTTTCTGATTACAAAGTGTTTCCAATAGTTCAAAAGCATACGTGTACGATATGCCCATTTGTTGAGCCACTTCTTTGCGTAGCGAGTGGTGTGGCTCTATGTGCCTATCTATTTTATCAGCTTCTATCTGGTTGATTATTTCGATTACTGTCATAAATTATCTATTAGTTTTGAAATGTAATTGTAGTGCTTATTTGCTAGATCAATCCTTTTGACGAATACATGAATTATTACATAAAATATCAAAAGTGCCATAAACACAAGGATATTCAGAACTATCCAAATAACCTTGAATCTGTGAATTGCTGTCATGACTGTTTTTCTTTGAAGTAACCATTCTTTCCGTCTGTTCGATTCTTAGGAATACAGATACCAAATTCAATACAAAACTTGATACTTCGATGACTGAATGCACAAGTATCATTACAACAATTGAAATGTTCTGCATCTACAAACTCATAGGTGGTTGCAAACTCTTTTACCTCTTTTTGGTCTTCACTTATTATTAGATTTTCCATTATTACTTTATTTTGTTTGATATGATTTCTATCGACTTTGAGCCTTTCGGCTCTCAGTCCCGGATCAGTTCCGGTGGACTACAACTATAAGCCTGTTGTCTGCTCCGTTCACTTTCAAATTAAAGGCACATTTTCAAAGGAACTGGAAAGGAAAATTAAACCTATGGATTATTCGTTTACGACTTCGTATTCCGTTGAATCAATTCCGAAAGTTGTAAGTTGCTCTACTAACTGAATTAGTAGTTGGTCATGCTCCTGTTCATCCTCTTCCTCAATAATCCATATGTTTGGATAATCGTTTGTTACTCTTTCTTCCATGTTCCGATTGTCGGTAATTGCATCATAGGCTTTCATTGCCATTCTTAAACTTACTTCGATTGTTGTTTTCATTTTGTTGTTATTTTTAAAAGTATAGTTTAAAGATACATACTGAGCTATTTACCTGCAAGTTAGCTAACAAAAATTACCGTGTGCCTAACAAACTTTACCGCTTAGAAAGTAATTGTCAACAACTGCCATAAACTGATTCAGGTTCCAGCATACAGCACATTGATAACCTTCGTTTTTTAGCTTCTCCATTACTGTAATCTGATTGTCTGAAGCTTTATTCTTTCCGGCTTTCATTTCAATGTAAAGACCATGGAAGCCTTGTTTTGCAATTGGAATATGTAAGTCAGGAACTCCGCTTAAAACTCCCTCAGCTTTGAGCTTTGCAGCTACAATCTTGTTTCTTTGGCCACCATTAGGAATGGCATAGATTAAATACTTTGGGTATTTCAATCTGAACCAATTAATGCAGCATTTTTGAATTTCATGTTCTGATACTTTGGGCTCGAATTCTTTCACTGTTATTCGTTTCTTTTTTGTTGGTATTGAAATCATGCTGTTTGTTTTTGTTTTGTTAGTTGCTTAATCTTTCTGATATTTTTATTCATTAGTTGAATAATGCGATCGTGATGTTCGGAGCTTTGATTGTGCTTTCCCCGGCATTGAAGTATTTTGAAATCATTGAGTGAAAGTTCAATTGTTTCAATCGGTTCATTTTCAATTCTTGCACTCAAACATAATGTGTTAGGCTTGCTGAAATAGTTATTGGTAAATACGCAATGGTGAAGCTTGTCGCCCTCTTCAACATATTCCTGAACACTTTCAAGTACTTTGATTAATATCAATCCATCAGAGAAGCTAAGACCCATAAATTTTTCTTTGAGTACTTTGAAAGCAGCTTCATTCTCAATTGCCCTGGCTTTTCTTCGCTCTTCATCTTCTTTTTTCTGAATGGCTCGCTTTTTATTCATCAGCCTGTCGTGTGATTTCTTCAAATCCTTCGGGCAAACGTAATGAGCGTTTCTCAAGTCCTTGTGGAAGTATGAAAGTAAATCCAAATAATCAAACCACATTTTAGAATCACTGACATAGTACTTGTTTCGCATACATATTTTTATCGATGGCCATCGAAAGTTTATTGGCTCATGTCCTTTGATTTCTCCATATAAAAGTCCGTATTGCTTTGCCTTTAAAAGTGTCTCTGCCCTTTGATTTTTAGGAATCGATTTAATGGCTTCCAACATGGACAATTCTTTCAATGTATGGTCTATTCCAATCTTTTTAAATTCCGGCTTTATCTCTGAATCAGGATGGAGTTTTTCAGGATATACATCGTATTTATCATATGATGATGAATAATAATACCGATTATACTCTTTCCTTATTTCCATATCTCCATTCCATGAATCACAATAGCCGTTCACAGTATGATTTCGAGCAACGACTTCATGTTTTTTTTCGTTCAGATACCAGTGCTGAAGTATTTCCATTACAAAGTATCTTGTTTGCTTTCCAGCCTTGTGATAAGAATAGATTTCAAAATTTCGTATCACTTGAAAGTCATCAACCACTTTACACATAGCGACAAATATGTGTTGTTTCATTGTTGATTTTCGGCTTTCTTCAATCACTAACTTTTGCTGGCAATGTGGACATTTTGCCCGTTTCCGTTTTACTAATTCAGGAGAAAACTTTTCTCCACAATCCATGCAAATCACTCTACTTTTGGTTGCATAACCAATATGTTTCAGTACAGAAACCTTTGCCCAATCCAACATCTTATTTTCAATGTTCGGCAAATAGTAGGAGAGCTCCAGTACTTGATGTTGTAGTTTCGTTTTTGGCTTCATAAGCAATCATCAAATAAAGAGGGTGCTTGTACTTGTTGTTTCACTTTTTTGGGAGCTGGCGCTTTAGTTTGCATCCGTTCCGTTTCTTTGGCAATGACCGTTTCAATAGCCTTTTCCTTGGCTTGTTTGAGTTCGTCAGCGGAGAGTTCCACCGTATGATTAACTACTACCTTTGTATTTTTTAGATTACCACTAACTTTAATATCAGCTTCGTCGTAGTAGTGTACTGCCATTCCAAAGATTTCATCGTCTGCAAAGCCATTACATCCTGAAGCTTGTACTGTTGAAAGTATATAAGTACAGCAGTCGTCTATATTCTTTTCAGGATTCTGAAATTTTTCTGCAAAAAGGATATCGGTTTTTGCCCGATCCTCAAGGTATGATTTGATTGTTTCTTTAAAAGCATCTGTTGATTTCATAATTTGTTGTTTTTATGTGGGCAATCCTGTCTGAACTGCCCACTGATTAAATTTATTGATATGCTTCTGAAAATTCTTTCGGAATGAAAACCCCAACCGGTATTGGAGCTGCTTTTTCAATCGAAGTATGATAGGTTTGCTCAGTGTATTCGTGGTCGCGTTCTTTTGCATCCTGAGCCCTTTTCTTTTCCTTTTTGATAAGGTAATAATTGATAAGCATCATCGCCCTGTCAACGTTTATAGTTTGCACTACGGCTGAGTAAGTATGCGTTTGTGTTCCGTCAATCTCCACATTGAAATCAATCTGGTAGAACTTTTTCTGATTTTCGTATTCTTCCTCGTCGATTTCTTCAGCTTCTTTTACCGGCTCATTATTTTCGTCAAGAACTAGGGTTTTCAGATTATCAATCAGGATAATGTTTGTATCAAATGTTTTGACCAATTGGACCACAAAAGGAGAAGTGTAATTGAGTTCCACCCAATCTTTGAGAACCATTAGCGCTTTTTCAACGGTTACGGAATAGAAAAGGAATTTCGCCTTTTTACCGTCTGATAATTCAATCTGAGCAATGAAAGGATGTAGATGTGTGTGCTCAAGCTCGTAAGACATACGGCGTTGATTACTTACCTCAACCTCAGTAATGTCACCTGCTTGTAGGTGGAAATTAATTTGTGCCAAAATATCCTGACTGATTAATATTCCGCGGTCAAATAAAACTTCGTTTCGTTCAATGGTTACTGTTTCGCCAGTATCACTATCCAAAAAGTCTTCTTTCCATGTTTTTAATACTCTGCCAACGATAAATTTGTTGAGCATTCTTTGAGGTTCAGATGTTTTGTACCTGATTTCATTCAATTTGTTTTCGTACATAATTTGTTGTTTTGTGCCTTTTGGGCGGGTTAATTATTAAATAATATGTTAGTAAGTTGTTTTCCTTTGTTTTCGACCTGCCAAAGTCCGGCTTTTGGTTCTGTGAGCTTCAGGTCTTCCACCTTTCCAAATCGATCAATGTTTCCACACAAATCAATTATCCATCCTGATTCCTTATTTGGATGTGGACGAATGGCACGACCAACAATTTGATAGTAAAGTGCTAGTGACATTGTAGGTCTAGCCATGACAATTGTATCAAGTTCAGGATAATCGAATCCAGTTGTCAGAACTCCCACGTTTGCCACTACCGGTATAAGTCCGGCTTTGAAATCAGAGAGTATTTGTTCACGTTCTTTTTTGGAAGTATCACCCGAAACAATTACGCAACCATCAATGTATTTTGTCAGGCGTTCCGCTTCTTCCAGGAAGCGGGTAAATACAAGTATTCCTTTTCGTTTTCCGCCCTGTTTGGGGTTCATTAATCGGTTGACAATTTCAATCAGGTATGAATAGAAATCAATGCGTTTGTATTCGGCTTGGATTGACTTATCAGAAAAGTCAGCTCCTGTTGAGTTGGTGAATAGGTTTGCCTCGTTCCATGCAACCGGCTTCATGCTGTAGTAATTCAGTTTTGAAAGAAAACCCATATCGAGCAGGGTTGAAATCTGAACATTGTAAATCAAGTCTGAAAATACACGTGGTCTGGTCCTTGTAATGAATTTCAGCATTGAACCAAAAGAAGAAGAGCTCAAGCGGTAAGGAGTAGCTGTAAGTCCAAGTATTTTGCAGTTGAGCACTTCAAAGAATGTTTTGTACATCCCCTCTTTGGGATTGACTAAATGGCATTCGTCAACAATAATGTTTTTGAAGTGGCTGAATAGTTCCGGATTATTGCGTACACTTCCAATGGTTGCAAATGTGATACGGCTGATATGTTTTGAGTTGAAAGAAGCTGAATAGACTGAACAGTCAAGAATGCCATAACTGCAAAGCTTATGAAAGTTCTGTTCCAGTATTTCTTTTGATGGCTGAAATACTAGCGTATGGCCATCGAGTCTATTTGCAATGTCAGCAATGACAAGCGACTTTCCCGATCCAGTTGGAAGTACAATGATAGAATTTTTGTTAGTCTTCGAGTTGAAGAAATTCACGGCTCTATCAGATGCTTGTTGCTGGTATTCTCTTAATTTAAACATACTCTTTTTGTTTTCTTTGTTTAAGACTTTCCATACTTGGGAAATCAATAACTACTCCTCTTTCGGCAAAATGTTTCCCTAAAATTTCAAATATCAACCCAATGTCATTATGGGTTAATTGTGTTGTGCTTGACTTTTTGAGCAATGCATCCTGAAGGGGTTTCCAAAGGAACTGTTTCACTATCTCAGGCGTGTAAGTAGTTTCTATCTCCATCCCTTTAATGCCTCTGAAAGTGAACTCTAATCCAAGCCTGTTGAGTTCATAAGCAATGTTCTGGAATAATACGTGAAGTGCTCTGTTTTCCTGACTACTTCGTTTCTTTGGTAGATTATCAATAACTGCTTTTGTTATCGATTTTGATAGTCCTATTTTTAAGCAAGTCGACTCAATTTCTTCAGGTTTATAAGTCATTGTTTCTTTCAGATTTTATTGATTCAATTGTCTCTTTCATTATTATCTCCATAATCTTAAAAACTTTCATAGTTCCTGTTTCAGCGTGTATTGCTTCTAATAGTTGAACCATTTCGTCTAATTCTGCATCTGTGAGAACTGTTGTATTGGGAGCTGATTTTTTCATATATAAAGTGTATAATTAATTGTAGTGGAGTATACGGGCATCGAACCCGTGTATTTTCAGCAACCGGGATAACACTCCGGCGCCTATTGCTCTGTCCAGCTGAGCTAATACCCCTAACCATTTTACAGTCTTATTCCTGTGATTTCAAAAAATACTTCGTTGTCGAAATTTGGAAGTGACTTCACAATTTCTTTTTCTCTGTCTGAAAGAGTTTCCCAAAGGTTAGCCCACGCTTGTTTGTACTCGTAAACTTTTAAGCGACCACCGGTTACAAAAGCTTTTGGATATTCTTTCTTTTCATCTTCAGTCATTGAATCCCAATAAATCCACTCAGTGATTTGTAAAGCTCTTGTTATGTCGTAAGCCTGATGATTGTACCATTCATCCCATGTCATTCCAGATTCTTTGTTGAAGAATGGAACTGTGTCCTCTCGTTTTTTGGTACAAAAAACGCCACTGTTTCGGTAGCCACTGTTTAGGTCGCCACTGTTTCGGTAGCCACTGTTTAGGTCGCCACTGTTTAGGTCGCCACTGTTTCGGTAGCCACTGTTTCGGTCGCCACTGTTTCGGTCGCCACTGTTTCGGTAGCCACTGTTTAGGTCGCCACTGTTTCGGTCGCCACTGTTTAGGTCGCCACTGTTTCGGTCGCCACTGTTTAGGTCGCCACTGTTTCGGTCGCCACTGTTTCGGTCGCCACTGTTTCGGTAGCCACTGTTTCGGTAGCCACTGTTTAGGTCGCCACTGTTTCGGTAGCCACTGTTTCGGTCGCCACTGTTTAGGTCGCCACTGTTTCGGTAGCCACTGTTTAGGTCGCCACTGTTTCGGTAGCCACTGTTTCGGTCGCCACTGTTTCGGTCGCCACTGTTTCGGTAGCCACTGTTTAGGTCGCCACTGTTTCGGTAGCCACTGTTTAGGTCGCCACTGTTTCGGTCGCCACTGTTTCGGTAGCCACTGTTTCGGTCGCCACTGTTTCGGTCGCCACTGTTTCGGTCGCCACTGTTGAAAAATCCGGAATTTTCTTTTCCAACATTGAATAATTCTGGGCGTTCATACTGTTTGCTTAATTCAATTGTTAGAATGTCATTGTTCTTAGCAAAATTGAGATTGTCTTTGAGTACTTCGATTAATTCATCGATAGTAGTTGCTTCTGCAGCTCTTTGATACTGACCTTTGCAAGCTCCAGCCTTTTTGGCTCTTTTGAGGATTTCCTCTTTTAATTCTTCGAAATTCATAATTTGTTGTATTTAAAGTTGATTGAAAATTTTCTTATCTGTGATTAAATCTTTGTTGAGTTCGATAAACTCGATTAGCTTTTCGCAATGCTCAACTAGGCGTTTGTTGTCACGCTCAGGAACGTAGGCGTAGTGCTCAGTGAATGTTGAATAACTTCTTGCAGCAATTACAGCTACGTTATATTCGAAGTCGCTCACATCGTTTCCCTGTTGATTCAAGCAATACGGATAAACTATGTGTTGCCAGTTACGTTTGAATTTTCCTGCTGAGTACTTGCTTGAAGTCTTTATGTCGCAAACTTTGAATGGCATTAATTCATCGATGTATCCGTAGAGAAGTACAGTTCCAAAGCGTGTTTCAATTGGAGATTCACAATAAACCTGTGGGATTGCATCTTTGTAGTAGTTCGAAAATTCAAGGCAAAGAGCAATTGGAAAAATGAATTCACGTTCTCTGAAAAATACTTTGATAATGCCATTTTCTTTGTCGGAAGAGATATCCATTTTTTCGGATTTGCAGTTCAGAATTATGCAATCAATAACCTCGTTGAAAGCAGTTCCACGATCAGCAGCTTCACTATCAAAAGGAACTCGATTAATTGCATCAATCAGCGATTGTTTTTGCTTTTCCTCAAACTCATCTTCTGTGAATTCGGGTTCTTCTGAAAATCCCCAGAACTCTTGGTAAATATCAGAGCTGGATAAGTAGCTCTGATATTTATCTAAAAGGGTTGCATAAAAGCGGTAGTTAAGCGGCTTTTTCATAGCTCAATTTTTTCGAAGATGATTCCTTTTTGGTTCATAAATTCACCTAATTCAATTATCAAATCTCTGCTTGCAGTAACTTTGAAAGCTCTTGTCAAAGTTGTTGGTTCGGGTTGTTGAGTAGGTATTACAGGCGCGGTATATGCTACTGTTTTGGGCTGTTCAACAGGTGCAGGAGTCGGAATTGTTTCAGTTGATTGAACTTTTGCTTTGTTTGCTTTCAGCGTGTTAGCGTATTGAATTGCTTTGTTCAAATCAAGGTCATCCAAATAGATTGATTTCAAAAGTTCAGTATCCTGGCCAATAGCTTCAAGTGTCAATAAGTCATCATTGATTTTTGCTATTTTGGTGTCAATCTCTTTGAAAATGTCTTTTTCTTTTGAGCCTTTATTAAGCCACTTGTCATCGAATACTTTGTCAAGTGCAACCAATGTAAATGACTTACTATCCCAGTGCTTTTGAATAGTTGCCCGTTTAGCATCCTTTTCTTTTTGTTCGCTGGATTTTACAACTGTATCAATCTTTCCTGAACATTCACCGATTAATTTCACGGTTTCAGTAATAGTATTTTTCAGTTCGTCAAACGGTTTCAAAAATTCCTTTTCAAGTTCAATGCGTTTTGCATTCAAAACCTTTGAAGCATTATTCAGCATCGCTTTATCCTTTTTAGCTACATCGATATTGCTTTCGTTATAGTTGGATATGTCATATTTTGGCAAAGCGTTTTTTACTAAATCGCGAATCTGAATAGCATTTGTTGTAAGGCTTCCAAGTGTTTTTTTGCTTACTACCAATTCAAGGTCTTTTTCTTGAATTTCTACTGTTTTAATATCTGCAATCATACTAATGAATTTTGAAGTTGTACTTTTTCATATCCTTTTAGTTCTCTGTTGAACTTCAAACCGAGTGAGATAGCTTTATTATTTGCTAGGTTTGCAGCAATGGCCCTGGAGTTTGCAACGTGTTCAAATTTATCAATGCGGGAAACAAAATCATTTGCTGATAAATCATCCGTGATAAGTTCAATTTCGACTTTTAGCTCTTCCATTACAGTATTAAATTTAGCTGCAATTTCTACACGCTTTTGAAGATTTGCGATGTATGGTTCAATTACAGATGTCTGTAGGAATGTGTTTTGAAGTGCCGCTCCTGATTGATCAACTACTAATGGCAATTCCATTGTTGCAGGAAGATTACAAGTATTCTTGCCATCGTTGCGGTCTGTAGGGTCAAATGTAATTTTCCTCTTTCTTCCATCAGCCTCCAAGTAACCAACCAAATCCAATTCAGTTACTAAGTCATCGTAGGAACTACCTCCGAACATTGGCACGTAGCGAATATCATCACCATTTTTTTGAGTGTCGCGGTGAGCAATGAAAATCAAATGTTTGTTTTTCGTCATTACTGATTTCACAAACTGTCTGAACATTCCTTTGCGTTCGCCAAATCCCTGTAGTGTCAAAGCTCCGTTTGCTTTTCCCATTTTGGGGTTACGTCTGATAATATCCTCAGACATAAAGTCCAACATCTTAGCTCCAGTATCAATGATTAGCGTTTCAAATGCGCTTAAATCTTCATTGAGTACGTTTTCACAATCCATCCAACTTTCAACCTGTACGGTATCCATTTGGTGCCCGTAATTCACACGGTGAACTCCTTTGTCAAAATCCAATAATAATGGTTTTGGAGCACTCAAAGCGAGTGTTGTTTTTCCCATACCTGCCTGTCCGTAAATCAGGGCTTTAATTCTTGTTTGTACGCTTAGCTCGTACGGTTTTCTGATAAGTGTCATAATCTTTGTTGTTTTAAATTGTTGTTATTTTATTTTTACTATTGGCAATATCCGACCAATTGGCTGACTATTATTTTGAATTGAAATTTTGTTGATAGGCTCAAAGCCCGCCTGTATTTTTTTAGCTCCCTTTCGAGTGCAGTTTTTACCGTATCTCCTTTTTTCAGGATGACCTCTTGTTTTTGGTCTGGATAGGTTGTGCCCTTGTCCGTAATTGTGTACCTAACTTCGTGTAGCTCTTTCATAAATTTGCTATTTTGAATTATTGATTAAATCGTCCAGATCGTAGTTATCAGAATCTAACTGACGGTCTTTTATGAAATCATTTTTAGTTGCTCCCATAGATTACCATTTTTGAATGACTGAGATTGCACACTCTGCAATGAAGTAGGTAACTCCCACTATTGCCAGGATTAAACCTGCTCTTTCAAGTCGCTTGCTGTTGAAAAATGCACAGTAAAAATCAGTTAATTGTGTTTTCATGCTGTATGTTTTTTATACGTTTTAATTCGTCCATCTTTGTGTAAGTCCAGGCTCTCCATGTAAGCATCCAAATCTTTCTTTTCGTAGATTATCTTTGTGCCTTTTTTGCGGAATGGAAGTTGATTCAAGTCCCGGGCTTCTCGTAGTGTTTCAGTTGAAAAACTAGTGTAAACAACGGCTTCTTTTTCTGCAAACCACCTTTTGTTTGATATGTCAATAATCACTGTCATATTTCATAGTATTGTTCTGTTTTACCTTTTCTACCTGTTCGCGCTCTTCGTGCTCTCATGTCTGATCCGTTGAAATTAAATACTTCGAATGCGATTAATAGTAGCATTGCAATACTGGCTATTTGTCGTTTCATTGGGTTTAAATCCATTGAGATATTGAATTCGTGACAAAAGAACCATGCAGCTATTTCAGTAGCCTTATTCAGGTGGAGTTTATCTTTGATGTTGTGGATATGGTTTTGAACCGTTACCGTAGAGATATGCAAGAAATCAGCTATCTCTTTAGCTCCATTGCCCCAAGCTGTTAGCTTCATTACTTCGTTTTCTCTAGTTGTCAACATATTAAAGTCTCCCTGCAAGTTTTGAAGTCTGCTTTTCGATCTTGTCATTTCCGTTCTGCCTATCATTGACGTATGCGACAGTTGCAATCCAAGCCGTTTTTTCGGCTTCTGTCATCTCGTTAAGAGATGGTTTTCCGAGTGCGCTCCAAACTGTTACAGTTGATACGCCAGCACGTAGAGCAATGGCTTTTTTATCGCCTCGCTTCATCTGTGCAATGATTTGGTTTTTTTGTTCTGAGAAGTCCATTTTAGTTTAGTTTTGAATTTTTTATGTAGTAATTTTTTAATCTCTCTAATGCCATTTTGTGAATGGTTATTTTGTGATTATACCTGAATCGCTCTGATACAATTTCATCATGTGAGTAAAAAAGCCAGTTCTTTTCTTTTTTTAGGTTCTCCAACTGCTCGACTCTGTGAGCTTCTGAAATTATCATTTCAGAAATTGCAGTCATTTTGTCGAAATGTTTGATTACGTCTACTGTTTCCATAATTAATCTCCTTTATATTCTGATGCTCCAGCACCGTGATAAAAATTATACATTGCTTCAGCTGTTGGCTGGATATTGCAACCTTGATATTCTGGAAGTAAATCACGCTTAGCTTGTTCGGTTTTTTCATTGATATAATCTTTCATTTCTTTCCAGACTTTTTTTAGGTTGAAAGCAAATGAACCATATTGATTTCTTGTCAAATACCAAGCTCTTTTCATTAATCTACTTTTATCAATAGTCGTTTCCATATCTGAATTTTTAAAAATTTCAAAATGATTATTTTTAATCATTGTAAGTTTGTATATTTGCCGTTTACTTTGCAATGTCTTAATGTTTCGTTATCGCTTTGTAAATACAGTGCAAATATAAAGACTTTCCTTTATATAAATTGCATAAGTCTTTATATTATCTTCTATTTTAATAATTATTAACTCACAACCCTTTATTTATGTCCGGTGAAGAAGTTCGAAAAATCCTCTTAGAAAGTGGTTTTAAACTAAAGTCAATTGCAGAAACGCTGAATATCAGCCCTCAAACACTTGATGGAAGATTGAGGGCAAAAGAGATGAAGATTGAAACACTAAAGGAAATTTGTGTGTCAATAAATAAAACTCTTGATTTTTTTCTGGGTGATTTTGTAGAGGTAGGAGCAAAAGCAATAACCAATCTTGAGTTTCTGCAAATACCTTTTGTTCCTGTTCATGCTCAAGCTGGATATGGCAGGGGATATGGAGATCAGGAATATATTGAAAGTCTTCCAACAATACCGGTCATTGTAGATAAGAATTATAGAGGTAAGTATAGGGTATTTGAAACTGAAGGGGATAGTATGGATGATGGTTCCAGGAACGCCTTATATAGTGGAGATAAAATATTAGGGCGTGAGGTAAAACGGGAACTGTGGAGAAGTAAGCTTCACATTAAAGATTGGTTTTTCGTGATTTGTATGAAAAACGATGGTATTAGTGTGAAACAAATCACCTCTCATAATGTAGAGGATGGAAAGATTATATGTCACTCACTCAATTATGATAAGATTTCTTATCCTGATTTTGAAGTGAATTTGGATGATGTAGCTGAACTATATAACGTCATTAAAATTGTAGACCGCAATACAAGAATATGATAATCGGTGCATTCATTTTCATGGCTCCACTGCTGTTGATTTATGTTTTACATAAGTTTGCAAGGCTTCGCAATAAGATGGCTATAGTCAAAGCTAATTCAGTCCCTAAGATTGAGTTTGATAAGATGAAAGAGGAGAGAGATATGTTTATGAATGACTATATAAAAGAACTTGATAAACGAGATGAGAAGATTACAAAATCCGAACTAAATGTAAAATTCAATCCGGCTGAACTTTCTTATCAGGAACTTGAAGCATGTACTAATTATTTTGTCGAACATCAACACGAATTAAAATTACAACCCAAATGAGAAATATAATCCTATTACTGCTTTTCCCGGTTTTTCTATCTGCTCAGTCAGTAGTTTTAAAAGATAGTTTCCCGACTTATCAGGGAGTGATCAATTTTGACAACAAGTCAATAGCTGAAATTCATACGCTACTAATGAAAACCAATACAATCATTCTTTCTTCACTGCGACTTGATGAAAAAGATAAAATAATGGTTACTGCAGATAAAAACTATAGCTATACTCAAAAAGTGGCTAATACGTCAATAAATGTAGGTGGAGTGATTAATTATATTCTTACTCTAGACATAAAAGATGGGAAATTTAGGTATTCAATAGAAATAACTGATGTTCGGGCCGGATTAGTTTCCATGTTTGGCTTATTGAAAGAAAAGCCGAAAGATATTGTTTCAGCTCCTATAATGGTTGAGGTTATAAAGTTTAAGAATGGATTGATTGAGAGCCTTGGAAGTGTTCCTAAAGATAATTGGTGATGATAATTACATCCTGCTCAAATAAATATACTGATGCTACTTATTGCTGGATAAGCGATGATTGTCACGGATGGGGATGTAAGTATTTGCTGGGAATCGGATTTGAAAATTCATGCTATCAGTTTATTCATTGGTACTCTTTCGGCCAGTTTAGCAATAATCATACTAAATGGATTGTCGACAAGAAACTGATCCGGGATAAACTTGTTCAAGAGTCAGAGTTGTTGAAGTTATCAAAATGTCCTCATTTTAATTTTCAAGCTGTTCAGGACAAAATAAACTCTTTACCTGATGAAATACTTATCGATGGGGAGAACTGGACCATAATGGAATCTAAAGGAATTATCACCGGCATCGCTCCATTTGCAGAATTAAATCTCGACAAAGAAATTGATGTGAATTGGGATGATATGTGGAGAGAAATCAAGTGAAAACTGCAAATAAAATGCAATTGAATTTTTGTACTGCTCCAATATGCTTTAATATAGCTGTTTACAAGCATTTAAAATTGGTCTGGGGGACCAGTGGTCGCAAGTTCGAATCTTGTCATCCCGACTGCTATTAATCAAAGGTTTACACTTCTGTGTAGGCCTTTTTTTGTTTGATTGTCAACCTTTTTGCTTGTGTTTTCATAAATTAAAAACGTTTTCATTCCCAATCTCAGATTTGAAAATTTTCATATTGAAGCAAATCCAAATATTATTGTGAAATGACATTGTGATAAATAAGTAGAAACTTTATATTGTGATGTCAATGGAATAATCAAATATGGACTTCTATTTTATCGTATCTTTGCATAAATATTCCAAAAACAAGCTTGATATGCTCTCATTACAAGAACGTTCGAAAATAATAACCCTGATTAAACAGGAAGTCATTCCGGCTATAGGTTGTACTGAGCCGGTTG